GTGACCAATCGGTAGGTTTTTTGTAGGTTTCTATTTCAAACATGGTTACTCCTTAAACGCACAAAGGTGCGAATTCACGTTCTAGGGCTGAAATAACGGTGGCTGACAGTACGTTGTACAGCTCGATTGTGCCTAAATAGGCGTGCCACAGGTTGCCGGTAACAGGGCAAAAATAGCAGTCAAGCGGTACGGTCAGGTCACCGTGTTCAATTGCAAGGTGCTCAAGACCTTGGGCAATCATGATGCGAGCATCAACGGCGGGAAGTGTTGCAATGTGTTTCATGGTTGTTCCTTTAAGGGGCTTGCGCCCGATTGATTAAGCGTAAGACAAGCCCTGGAACTCAAAAGAATCCGCAAACTCTGGCGCGGCAGACTTGCGAATTTCAACGGACACACAACCAAAACCGTAGCGTTCTGCTAAGTATTGTTTAGCGTCTGGAGTGTTGGCAACCACAAGAATAGTGGTAGCGTTGAAATCAGTGGGGGAGAAAGTAAAATCGGTCATGTGACCTCCTAAAAGACCCTATGCGATTTGCTGGGGCATGGGTGCATTGTTAAGGTAACTAAACAAATAGTCAAGGATTATTTATAAGGACTTTCCCTAATGTGGCTAAATTGTTAATCTACCTTTACAATACCCGCATGACAAAACAGCAATTAACCCAGTTGGCAGGCTCACAGAGTGAGCTTGCAAAGTTACTTGGCGTAACAAGATCGGCGGTTTGCCAGTGGAACAACAAAATCCCAGAGCTGCAATTACGCCGATTAAAAGACCTTAAACCCCAGTGGTTTACAACTTAACAAAATTATGTATAATCACACCCGTCTAGAGTGGCATCTAGGCGTTGAACTGAGTTTAGAACCCCGCAGGTTTCTGTGTGGTCTTGACAGACAGCAAGCGAGTCTTTTGACTCAGTTCAATCGCCTTGCTGTTGTTCTCGCCAAGAACCAAGACCACAGAGCATCTTGCGGGGTTTTTGTTTTTGGACAGCGCAATGCGGTACGTCGATGGTTGCGTTTGAGATACCCCGATACACGAGCAAACCAGATCGGGGAGCGTGGGCTAAGTCCTAGAGCGCGGTGGTTGAAACAGTCTGGGACGTGCGAGGCGATGACATGGCTCCGAAGAGCAACATCGAGGCACAGGCGAACTTTGATTTTGATCACGGTAAGGCTGTGCTTTGCTCCAACATTCACCAAAGAGCAATAAGGGATAAGAGATGACAAACTTTGAACAATTCTGGGCTGCATGGCCTACTAGTACCCGAAAGGGCGGCAAGTCTGATTGCCTAAAGCGGTGGGAAAAGTATTATTGTGATAGTTGCTGTGATCAAATAATCAAGCACATTGAATGGATGAAAACTACCGACCAATGGCGAAAAGATGGTGGTGCATATATTCCATCACCTGCTGTTTATCTTAATCAACGGCGTTGGGATGGGGCTGAAATACCCGAAATTAAAAAAACCATCAACATTTTGGAAAAGCTGGCAGAAGACCGAGCCAGAGCTGTACCGATGCCTGCTGATGTAAAAGCCCGATTGGATGCCTTGCGGGGAAGACGTTGAATGAGTTGGCTCTTTTCGCAGGCGCTGGTGGGGGAATACTTGGGGGACATCTCCTTGGATGGCGAACAGTCTGTGCAGTCGAGTGGGAAGCCTACCCTGCAAGCGTATTGTGCGCTAGACAAAATGACGGCATTCTCCCGCCTTTCCCGATTTGGGATGACGTACAAACCTTTGACGGAAAGCCGTGGGCAGGAATTGTTGACGTTGTATCTGGAGGATTTCCATGCCAGGACATTAGTTCCGCAGGAAAAGGCGCAGGGATTGACGGAGAACGATCAGGAATGTGGCGAGAAATGGCTCGCATCATTGGGGAAATACGACCTAGATACGTCTTTGTGGAAAACTCACCAATGCTCACTTCTAGGGGACTTGGACGAGTTCTTGGAGACCTGGCCGCAATGGGGTTTGATGCGAAATGGGGAGTTTTGGGAGGTCAAGAACTTGGCGCATCACATTCAAGGGACAGAATTTGGATTGTCGCATCCGACCCCATTAAAAACAGACCATTTCAAATTTCTAAGGTTTCGCAAGGAATCAGTATTAAAAAGCACGTTTGGAATGCACAGGAATTCAATAGCTTATTGGATGACTGCCAATCATGGGAAGATTCCAAGCGCGGCATGGATTTATTGGGTGATGGGGTGGCCGAATGGGTGGGCCAATCTGAATGTCTTGGAAATGGACAAATTCCAATTGTGGCAGCAACAGCATGGAGAATTTTAAGTGAATGATGAACACAGACAAGTCGCCAACTCAATCCTCAGCCGACTCAAAGACGGCGAAGAATTTAGCCAATCTGTCGTCAGAAGATCGCTTGAAATTACAGGAGACCTTGCGCCAGACCGAGGCGAGGGACTGGATCAGGCGGTACAGGAAGAAGATTGCCGAGGAGGGCAAAACCGAAGCATTGGCATGGTGGCAGCAAACCTTGTCCGAATTAGCGAAAAAGCGTGGGCAGAAAGCCGTGGACGACTTGCGGAGGCGCATGAATGAGACACGCTAAACGTGTGGACGCAAATCAGGATGCCATTGTTGCCACGTTAAGGGCAGCTGGCGCATACGTTTGGATCATCAGCCTACCTGTTGACCTTTTGGTGGGCTACAAAGGCCACACGTTTTTGGTGGAGGTCAAAACCACCTCTAAAAAGCGTTTAACGGCGCTACAAGCCGACTTTTTTGCAGGTTGGACTGGAGGTACATTGGCAAAGATTGACACGCCTGATGCCGCTTTACGCATGATTGGGGTTTTAAGTGAGAAGTCTTGAACAAAACCGACTCATGTGGGCAAACCTTGAGGACATTGCCCAGCAGGTGGTTTGGTATGGTCAAAAGCTACATAAAGAGGAATGGAAAGACGTGCTAACAGCGGCATTGAAAAAGCAAAAGATTGTGCCTGGCATCGAGGGCGGGTTTGTGGTGATTGGCGCAAGAACCAGCAAAATGACCGTGGCAGAGATGAACGAGCTTATTGAGCTATCCACCATGTTTGGCGCACAGCAAGGCGTTAAGTTTCGGGCTTTAGAGGAATAAAAAAGGGGATCGGCACAAGGCCGACCCAAAATAATTACCGCAAGCACAAAAAACGGCAACCAAAGAAAAGTATATCCATGTTTCAAAAACATCAATATGTAAGGTCAAAAAAACTGTTGAAGCTGGTAGCGGGTCTTGATTGCCAAGCCTGTGGGTCGGGCAATATGGTGCAAGCGGCACACGCAAACTGGGGCGGCGGTAAGGGCAGGGGCATCAAGGCTGACGACAACCTAGTGGCGGCTTTGTGCTTAAAGTGCCATTATGAGATTGACCAAGGCAAAGAATTAAGCAAAGAAGAACGGCAGGAAAAATGGCAGCAAGCCCACATTGCCACGGTTGCAAAACTTTTTAATCAAGGCGATTGGCCTGTTGACGTGCCGATTCCAGCGTTTACAATTGACCAGCAGTTGTCTCCTTTGCAGGGGCATTGACCCCTGCTTTTTTAGGATTACCATGAAAAAAGACGTTGCCGATTTCATTTCCACAATGTTTCACAGCTCTACGGTGACTCATTTCATGCACCTAGCGACCGACTCATATTCAGTCCATGTGGCATTGGGCGCTTACTACACCGAGATTGTTGATTTGGCAGACCAGTTTGCCGAGGCTTACGCAGGGTGCTACGAAAAGATCAAAGACTTTCCTGAGAATTTCCACAACGCCAAAGACCCTGTTAAGTATCTGACCAGCATCAAGGAATACGTTTACAAAAACCGTGAAGCATTGCCTGATGACAGCCAATTGCAAAACATTGTGGACGAAATAGCGGCGCTGATCGACACAACCTTGTACAAGCTGACCCTCAAATGATCAGAATATTCGCTGGTTACGACCCAAGGGAGGCTATTGGCTACCATGTGTTTTGCCAGAGCCTGATCGAGCGCACCAGCGAGCCAGTTGCAATAACGCCGTTGTACGGTATACAGCGGGACGGCACAAACGCATTTACCTACCAGCGGTTTCTAGTCCCCTATTTCACCAAGTTCACCGGCAGGGCGATATTTTTGGACGCAAGCGATATGCTGATGTTGTCTAACATTGA